CTACAAAAGTAAATGCACCACCTGTAACTTCCAGGTCACCGTCAAAGTCAATAGCACGATCCCAAACACCGTTAGCACCAGTACCTAGAGTAGACACTACCCAGATACCATTCTGTGCACCGGCTGTCTGATCTTTCAACAAGATCCTATTACCGGCTGCCAGTGTAACACCATCTATAGAGTTAGGGGCAGCAGTGATCTGACCCCTGGTAGAAGTTCCACCAGTTGCAGCATAGGTGACTGTAATAGCCGCTGTAGATGCAACTCTTACAGAGTCTTTAATATCAAGACCTGTTTTTACTGCGTCTACGTAAGCTTTTGTGGCACCATCTTGAGGGTTAGTAGGATCTACTAGGTTTGTAATCTTGTAAAGACTACCAAAGGTAACATCAGAGTTTACCGTGAGTTGTTGTCTTGTTTTTACTGAAGTAATAGGCATGTCTAAGAATTTATAGGATTAGGATTTTATATAGTCTACAAGTATGAGGTCTCCTAAGTCAGGAGCGTTAGCAAAAGTGATCTGGTTAGCAGCTGACTCTGTATAGTCATTACCTGCCCCAGGACTGTACCGCACACCATTGACATACACTTTAGTAGTGCCCGTCTGGTAGTTGTTGGTCAGTGTATATACTTTGTTTGAGCTGTTTCTAAGACCAGTGATGGCACTGTCATAGTCCGAGACAAAGCTCCCGGAGGTTAAAAACGTGCTGGTAGTTACTGATCCGTCAGCCATCAGGAACTGAGTAGACGTACCGCCTGCTTTTATAAACGATGTGGCGTTGACAGATCCTGACACAGTGATCAGATTGGTAGACTCAGTCATGATACTGTTACCAATGTCACTGGCAGAGTTAAACTTGACAATCTTTCCTGCTGTACCGGACCCTGTTACGGTTCCTGCTGCACCACCTGTGGCGGATAACACACCACCAGAATAAGACAATCCGGATCCTATAGTAGCTGTTGCCAAAACTCCTGTAGCATCTGTAATAACAAACCTGTCACCCGTGCCAGCAAGTGCTGTGGCTTTTATATTGTTCAGATTAAGAAATCCAAATCCTGTACTACCATTGTGGAGTTTAAGGGTGTTAGCTGCAGCTACTTCCAAACCTACCGTGTAAGTCACAGAGTTTGTAGTACTTGCTGTGGTCCAGGCTATACCGGTATCCACCTTTAGTTTTAAGGTGGTATTGTTTAAAGACATGGGAGACAGCTGATCTGTCTCATTGTTCCACATAATAGAACCAGGATCTACATTGTTGCTACCAACAGACCCCATGTACCACTCCTTACCACCTGATCCGGATGTATCCAGTCCTACAAAAGCCTGACCACCCCCGGTACGGTATGCGTAGAAGCCTTGGGTAGCCCTGTATAATTTAGCTTTTACTTCGGCATAGGTATTACTAGTACCTGTGTTAATCTGCAAAAGCCCGGTAGATTCTCTGGAAAGAGCTATGTCAGGTGTACCCCAAGATAGCAATGTAGAAGACCACGCCATCTTTACGTCACTACGAACAGCATACCGGTCAGTGTTCCAATAGGCCAACTCTACCTGGCTAGGCTGATACTGGTAGAGCATTAATCCGGTAACGCTTGTACTACCTCCGTAAAATCCCCAGACCGTTCCGTTTACATCTGTATTATTAAAATCTATTTCAGCACCATATCCCCAAGAGGCAGTTGAGTAAAGTGCCAAAATACCATAGTCGTTATACCACTCTAGCTTTGTTGATGCGTTTAAAGTGTTAGCCGTATCAGACCCGGTAATAACCCTCAGAGCAGCGTTGTTATTTATAGTAACCGCATAGTTAGGAATGTTTAGAACATCATTGATAAAAGTAGATGCTCCTGATGTTCCTGTAGTAGTGAGTGTTATTGTATGCTGGTAACCTGCCAGAGCATGGTCTCCCCAGGTGTAAGCTGTTTTACCTTGTTGTACATCAACATACAAAGGCACCACATACCCGCTGGATAGTCTCAGAGAGATTGTACCCGCTGTAGTAATGGGAGCTCCTGTGATAAACATACCTTCCGGAGCCGTCATGTTAATGGCAGTAACCGTTCCTACTGCTGTAGGTGTGCCACCACCTCCACCACTACCGCCGGATCCACCGGTGCCTGATGTGTCAATGCTAATGGTGACATCACCTGTACCAGGGTCTACTCCTGTTGAGGATATAGATATCCCGTTCCCGGCTATGATCTTCCTGATCACTGCCTGGTTTGGGGTGGTAGTGTTTAACGCATATCTAATTACGGAGCCCCCTAAAATGTCTGTAGAACCATTGATGTATTCCGACACTCAGAGCGTTTATTAGGGTTGTGCTACTACCAGTTCAAGATTAAGTTTCTCTGCTACGTATTCGTAAGCAGCTTCGTTGGAGTTATCCCAGTCAATATAGTCCTGGCCACCCATGTACATCTGACCACTGGCCACTGTTTCATTGATAGCCATTGGAGGCATAATAGGTTCTGGACCTTCTGGTGCTTCTGCAGCCACCATGATACGGTATGAAAAAGTAGCATACGTGTTCAGGTCATCATAGGAGCTGGCTACACTTAGCAGGCTTGCTTCTTTCAGAGATCCTTCATGCCAGATGTTTACAGGGGTGATTGCTTTCATAGTTATTAATTAAGGTGTTGTTGTTATCACTAAGTTTAGTTGACCAGCTGCCCAGGTGTAGGCATATTCGTTAGTATCCGCATTTGCTTTCCAGGTGGTGTAAGCTGATCCTGAAATACTGATATTACCTTCTGCAACCGGGTATGGTATGTAAGGCTCTACCAAATTACTTTCTTCCAGTAGTTCATAATAAAAGTCTGCCGCTGTAGCCAGGTCATCATTAGTAACTCTTAGGCTGAATAGTTCCGCGGTCTTGATCGTTCCTTTGGTCCATACGTTGATGGTCTCAATGGTTTTCATGTTTGTAGGGTTTACAATTAATAAATAAGAACAGGTCCTATTATGTGTCGTCAGGGTCCTTTTCAGGTTTGGCCTGCCGTTATATTCCAAAAAATCCCATCATTCCAAATGGGTCAAATCCTCCACTTACTGGTGCAGTTGCTGATTCTCGCATTCTTACTAGGAACATACTACCTGTGTGAGCAGCTCCTAATGTGGTAGTTACCGTAACAGCTGCTGTAGCTGTTCCTAAAATTGCAATATTATAACCGCTTCTTGCAGACATGTCACCACCAGTTGTTGTAGTAAAACCAACAGCAGGTTGACTGTTAAAAGCACCAAATGTCATACCGGATGCTGTAGGGGTAACATCACCTATTGTACCGGCATCTGAACGAGTGGTTATAACTGATGCAACCCAGTCATTGACAGCCAGGTCAATAGCTGGAGTTGTAGCCGAGAAACCTGTACCTGCTGTATTATCACCACCACCTCCAAAAGCCAGGTCCCAGAACAATAAGGCATCCTTGCTGAATACGACTATAACACCACTACCAACGTTAACACCAGCGTTTGTAACTGTTGGGTTAGTCTCTGTACCGGTATGTATCTTCCAGAATATTCTGGCTTGCATTGAACCTACGTCAATACCTGCAGCAACAGTACCATCTGTAGCAGCACCACCATTATTCCAGGCGTTATTAATAGTGGGGGCACCACTAAAGGGTTTACACCCATAAAACAGTATCATCAAGTCACCAGCTACAGCTCCTGCAGGAATTGCGGGAGTAATATTACCAGCGGCTGCTGTATATGTACCTGTTGCTCTGAATCCTATTGCCATTAGTAATATTTACTGTAATCGTTAGCTATTAAATAATCTATGATCTCCTGGTCAGTCATGGTATCAGGGAAAGTAAACGGACTCCTGGATTCGTGTTGAAAAAAGACTCCGTTCTTGTGTACACAGAGTTCAGCAATCATACTGATGGTACCGTTACCGTTGTCTACTTTTTCTACCAGATGTATTTCTTGTGTTGTCATGTTAGTTAGATTTCATATCCGTTAAGCTGAACATATAATGTCATGGCTGCAGAAGTAGTTATTCTAAGAATGTGGTCTATTGTACTAGACACAAAGGGTACGTTGAATGACTTGACAGCTCCCGGCTTTACCGTAGCAGAAGGAGCAAATTCACCCCTGAATATAACAGGATCGGTACCTGTTGTATACGTGGTATCCGCAGCAGCTCCCTGCCATAGAGTAACTACACCTGCTGTCGTACCACCCGTAGAAATAGTAATATCTGTCACGGCAAATCTCCTACCGGTTGTAGGTGTCCATAAAGCAGCACCGGTCTGTGCTGTGGTATATTCACCGTTTCTATGAACCAGTGTATATCCAAAGTTATGAGGAGCAGCACCGGTATCAATACCACCTAAGAATTGATTACCATTAGTAAGGTTGATAGCATGAGCTACTGTTGCACCAAGTGTTGTCACCGTTCTAAGTCTTACCTGACGATATCCTTGAGCAATTACCTGATACACCTTTCCTGCTGTTGGGGTAAGGTTTTGACCACTCACCCATAAATCTACGGCACCGTCAAATACCTCAAGTGGAATAAAGGTTGTATTGTCTGCAGTTCCCTCAATAATAAATGTACCTGTAGTAGTTGTGCTTATTGCTATGGTAACAGCAGCGGCTCCGTCAACGTTAAACGTAGAGGCAGAGTTTGCAGCAGTACCTAAGTTAGTAGGGTTAGACCTGATAGAAAAACCAGGACCTGTACCTACAGCAAGAATACCCACAGCTGTATCGTTAGCAGCATTACCAGCAAGAGCGGTGTCCGTTTTGATCCTGTCCCAGGTTGTTCCGTTAAAAGCTTCTATACAAGATCCTACGTGAGGAGCTGTAGGGTTAGCTGTTGAATCACCCAGAGCAGTGGCTGCTGGAAGTTCTGTGTCTACAGTACCAGTTACACTGACACCAATAGCCTGACCTGCTACAGAGATACCTCTACCCGCTGTAATTTCAGCGGTAAGTTCTGCGTAGTCCTGGCAAGCTACAAACTGCAGAGAAGAAGTAGTAGTACTAGCAGGAGTTGTGCCGTTTAACCAACGAAGTCTTATTTTATAAGAAGCATTGGGATCAGGAACCTGTTGGTGCCTTCGGTAAGAGTTTACCCTTCCAGAGTTGGCATCCAGGGTTCCGGAGTGCCACCAGCACTCGTCAGAAAACGGTTCAAATTCAAATACACCAGTACCTGTAGTAGGGTTAAAAGAGGTAGCTGCACTGATCAGGGCAGCTTGTCCTCCATTAGCTGTAAAGTATTTAGCAAGGTTGGCGTTGGTACCGTCAAAGAGAAAACCTGCAGTGTGTAATCCGTCTGCTACACCAGTGGTAGCGTTAACAGAGATCACCTCTACATAGAACTCCTGGTTGGCAATACGCTGAGACATCGTCAACTGAAACGACAACCTGAACGGAATGGTAAACCACTCCACAGAAGTAAGAGATGTTGTACTGGCTGAAGTGGTTCCACTCACCAGGTTCACAACACCAGATCCTACGGTGATACTTCCACCTGCTCCTATACTGCTTGTCCATTTTGCACCGTCCACGCTGGTTCCGACAAAGCTGTCCCTGAACTTTTTCTGCATGGACTTGATCTTAAGCATGTCGTCCTGTGTGTCATAGCCTTTCATGGCTATAGGAGCCTGATCGGAAGCTATGACTACCGGTGAGGAGTTTACACTAGTTGCTGACCCGTTGGGGTTATTAGGATTATATGCCATTGTTATATGATTAGCCAGTTAGAGTTATCGGAAACAAGGGTGATAGATTCATCCACCTTGTTTATAGTAGCTGTAAGACCACCGTCTATGGTTTCAGTAGTTGCTCCATCTATAGTGAGAGCAGCAGTACCTGCTGTTTTCTTGATGATGATGGTAGCTGTGTTACCAACAGCTGTGGGGAGCGTTATGACAAAGGTACCGCCACTTGTATCAGCTTTGATGATCTTAGTACCACTTGTTGCCGTTTCTGAATATGTTGTGGAAACTGATGTGACAGAGTAAGCACTGCCACCGCCAGGGATTGCCTGGGTAGACAGCACACCTAAAGCATCGGCCACCACCATGCGTGTACCTGATCCACCAAGAACGTCTAATCTTACAGCTCCATCATCTATCCAGACTGCATAGTTGTTAGTAATAGTAGCCGTTCCTGTTGCTGCTCCTTCTATGTATAAGGTAGCTCCGTTAGTTGTACTTCCTGCACCATCATTAACTATTAAAGGCTTAATAGAAAACTGAGCAAACATGTTATGAGTACCGGCAGAGGATTCTGCAACAGTATTTCCTATTAATAGGAAGGAAGAATAACTAAGGTTAGCACCTAACGTTGTATTTAAGGCAGTTGCAATAAGTCTTCCAAAAGTAGTTTGACTTACTCCCGCTAAAGTTGTGGTTATTCCAGGTGTACCTGCTGAAAATTCGTTTGCTGTTCCTGTTGCGTTAAGTCCGTTTAAAAATGACTTTAGACCAGCAATATTTTGTGCTGCTGTACTTACCAATCCTCTTGCAGTTCCACTTGCACTTGGTATGTCAAAAGTATGCGTGGTACCTGTAGATGTAATAGCAAAGTCTGTTCCTGCTGTTCCAGTAGCAAAAGTTTGAGTTGCTCCAGTAAGGGTATTTAATGTAGTAATACCTCCACCAGAAATTGTAGCCCAGGTATTGTCACCCCTTAGATATGTAGTAGACGAAGGTGTACCGGTTGCACTAAGATTAGCTATACCCACCACCGAGTTAGCCAGGGTAGTAGTAATAGCAGTTGTACCAGATCCGGTTACTGCTCCTGAAAGCGTGATAGATTGGTTGGTTGTTAAATAAACAGAGCTGTCAAACACCCATGTATTGGTACCCGTACCTGTGTATCTAAGGAATCCGGCAGTAGCTCCTAAGGTAGGAAGTGCCACACCACGAAGACCCACTACAGTAAGAGCCGTTGCTCCCGTAGCATCTCCAGTATGTGTAGCATTACTAACCAGTCCACTATATAGTGAGTTAACTGCGTTGTCTCCGGTGTTAGATCCGGAAATAGAGGATGTACCGGTTACAGCCAAAGTAGGCGTAGTAGATCCTGAGATGACCACGCTATTTACTGACGTTGGTGTAATAGCACCTAACGTAAGTGTAATTGCAGGCGTGGTTGTAGACGTAGCTACGGTTCCGCTTACTCCATTGGCAGTAGTGACAGAAACAGACGTTACTGTACCTGTGTTATTGGTATAGCCTGACGGGTTAGAGGCTAGGTAATAAGTGTTTGTATCCAGGGCAAAAGTTCCTGCGGCTGTCATCTTCACAAATGACGTAGACGCAAAAGCAAGTCCTGCCAGGGATGTTAGGTTGGTACTTGATGCCTGGTATGCGGTAGATGCAGTAAATGCAGCAGATCCAAGTGTACCACCAGCCCCAATGTTCAAAGTAGAAGCATCTGTACCGGCAAGTGTCAGGGTATTTGATACCGTAAGTGTTTTAGAAGTAGTACCACCCGCTATAGTAAATCCAGTAGCAGCTGCAGTGAACGTAAGTCCATTTACTGTACTGGGTGTGATAGCTCCTAGTGTCAGGGTAATAGCCGGTGTTGTACCTGCTGTGGCCACTGATCCTGAAATACCGTTTGCTGTAGTAACTGATACCGTAGTAACAGTACCCGTATTGGTTGTATATCCAGAAGGATTAGAAGATAAGTAGTAAGTATTGGTGTCCAGAGCAAAGGTACCGGTTGCCGTCATCTTCACAAATGAGGTGGAGGCAAACGTTAACCCGGCTAAAGAAGTCAGGTTAGTAGAGGCTCCCTGGTAGTCTGTACCAGCTACAGCAGCTGAGATTGCTGTTCCGTTACCCTTGAGGATACCGGTAATCGTAGTGGTCAGTGTGATAGCAGGTGTAGACGACGCAGTAGCCACCGTACCAGCAAAGCCATTGGCAGACACTACGGATACGGATGTTACGGACCCTCCACCACCTGGTGTTGTCCAGGTGCCATCTGCCCGCAGGAAGTTGGTAGTACCGCCACCGGATGCTGGGGCTAAACCTTTGAGGGTAGCTGAGAATACATCAAGTAGTGTAGTGGCCTGTGTACCGGTTATGTTTTCAACGTTGCCCGTAGCTGCTGTTACTCTTCCATGGAAAGTAGCAGTAGGGATCTGGGCGAGCATGGCATTGGTCACCCTGTTAGCACCAATGGTAGTAGTAATAGCGGTTGTTCCTGTACCAGAAATATCCCCAGAGAGGGTGATGGACTGGTTAGCTGTTAGATAAGTCGCTGTATCAAATATCCAGGTGTTTGTACCTGTGCCGGTATATCTTAAGAATCCTGCACTGGCTCCAAGAGCTGGCAGGGCTACTCCTCTGAGTCCTACAACAGTCAGTGCTGTAGATCCGGTAGCGTCACCCGTGTGTGTGGCGTTACTGACAAGACCACTGTAAAGAGAGTTTACTGCATTATCACCGGTATTGGATCCTGAGATAGAAGACGTACCTGTCACTGCCAGTGTGGGTGTCGTGGATCCGGAGATCACAACACTGTTCACAGAAGTTGGGGTGATGGCTCCCAGGGTAATCGTGATAGCGGGTGTGGTAGTTGATGTAGCCACAGATCCGGATACACCATTGGCAGTAGTAACGGAAACTGAGGTCACTGTACCTGTAGTAGAAGAGGTACCTGCCCCTATAGCACTACGGAAGGTAGCGGCATCTAATGTAGATACGCTATTATCCGCATTGATACGAATAAAGGTGATGGCTGACGGGTTAGTCAGTGTAAATACGTTAGATCCTACCGTAGTAGCACCTAAAGAAGTTCTGCCCGTAGCTGCTACAAGTCCTGTAGATCCACCGTCCCATTTTAGTCGGTCTGTAAACGCTGTATCCCAGTTGCTCTGGGAAGTTGTTGTAGGAATAGCATATCCACTGGTCAGAGAAAATACACCCGTAGTATTGGTATAGGTAAGCCCTGTAGCTGTAGAAGAAAGAGATGTCAGGCTAATACCACCAAGGCTTGCCAGGGAAATGGTCACTATACCTGTGTTTCCGTTAACACTTTGTACCGCTCCATTGGCTATACGTATGTACGCAGAGCCGGACCAACGATAAGTCTCATTGGTATCCAGGGCTACGTAGATCTTACCCGTTGTACCTGTTGCAGGAAATGCTGCCAGGTTAGCGTATTCCAGTACGTCATCCACGTAGGAAGGAAGCTGGGTAGAAGGAACAAGTCCAGAGCCATCTAAAGAAGCATACCCGTTAGCCTGACCTTTCTGACTGGTTACCTGGTAACCCGCAGAGGCGTGGTTACCCCATCCATAAGCGGTATCCCAGTTTGTTTGTGACGCAGTTGTTGGTATAGAATAACCGGCAGCAAATGTGATATCTAAACTACCGGAACTTGTTATAGGGGAATTGACAACACTAAGACCGGTAGGTACAGTTAAACCAACAGAAGTGACCGTTCCGGTGCTTCCACTTGGGATAGCCTGGGTTGATAACACACCCGTTGACAGGGCAACTACCATCCTGGTTCCAGTGCCTACTAATGACGCTGCATATATTGTCCCATTTACCTGCACAGTAGCTCCATTATCAGAGGGTACCGATCCGGATGGACCGGCAAAAGCTACGTTACCATTGGCAAAGAAAGTAACAGGATACCTGTAGGCAAAGGTAGTGGCATTGTACGTACTCACCTGCAAACTACCAGGACCACCTTCACCAGCACTTTTGGAAACTCCACCCAAGTTAAACTCGGTACTGTATATGCCATTTTTCATGGCAAAACTGGTCTGGTAATCCCAGGTGGAATCTAATACAACGCTTTTAGTAATTGTATTTGACGCCATCAAGGTCAACCTGGACTGCGTATTAGGTGAGGCTGTTCCAATACTTACAATAGATCCATTGTCATAGATGACACTAGCACCTAAAGTAGCAGAACCCGTCCACTTAGTAATATAGTTTGTCGTGCCGGAGCCACTTACACCAGTAGCGTATTGTGGTATATTCAGAGCACCCGTTCCCGCATTAAACGTAGCTGCCCCGGATGTACCAGTAGTTGTAAGTGTAATGGGAATCTGATAGTCGGCACCTGATCCGATAAGGATCCAGGTAGTACTAACAGCATTGTAATAGTATATCTTTTTATTGCCTGTATTATAATACACCTGCCCGTCCACTGCATTAAGTGGTGCCGTGGCAGCATTGTGCAGAACCCCGTTGATCAACTGGTTCTGACTTAAATCAATATCATGTAGGTATAATTTTGTAGGCATGATTAGGACAGATAAGCATAACCTGTTACAGCATCAGTGAATGAAATAACCAGTGTGGTCGTAGTAGCTGTATCTACCACACCAATGATTTCTACACCATTGTTATCCAAGATGAATACGTTAGGAATAAAGCCGAGGCTATGATTAATCGTCCAGGTAGTAGCAGGAGTCTGCTGGTGGTAGGTATACTGGGAAACAGTTTGGTTATTGAACGTAATGGCAGGATTCAGGTTGATCCTGGTAACACAACCACCGGTGTTTACCTCTATGAGGTTTTGATTTCCACTTACACCGTAGTTATAGTTCAAACCTACATTGACAGGGTTGGCAGAGCAGATCTTAAGGTGACGGTACGGGTCATTGATGTTTGAGCTAAAGACAACCGATTCATCATTGCTGTTATACGTAACCGGTAACCAACCATAGTAGTTGATAGAAGTCTGGGTAAGAGCGTCATTATCTGCATTAGACTGCCAGTCTACAAGTTCTTTGCGGATCAAGCTCAGGTCATAATCCTTGTCATCCTTGTCAGAACCAATACCATAGCGGACTTTACGGAAAGATGCATAAACATCATCCGCAAATAACCTGTAGTATTTGGCCTTATCTTTTAGCAGATTTCTCATAGTTAAGACTGGGGATTGTTAGCCGCAGCTAGTTGTTGTTCATATAGAGCCATACAGTTAGTGCATACCCTGGTTCCGTCTGTGGCTGTTCTTACCTGGCAACCGCAGGTGATAGCGGCTCCGCAATTAGGACAAGTGTTCATATCTTGGTTTTTATGATTAACACATGATGGCACTCAGGCGGATGAGTCTTGCCTGAGCATATACTAAAAGCTCCATACCCTGCTCAGGGTTATGGGCATATTCCACTTTAGCTTTTGCAGCTTCTAAAAAGCTACTGATCAGCCTCAGTTCTTTGAGCTGTTCTTTAACGTCAGCATCTGGTTCACAGGCTGCCATCTCCAGGGTGGAGAGCATGTTGTAATACTTATTCATGGTTTGCGTGAGTCTGAGGTATTCATACTCAACAAAGACTTTGTCATTGGGAGAAACAGAATACCTCACTTTGTAGACACCATCGGGAATGGGATGACAGGTGTCTCCGCAACCGGTGGTCTGAATACCAAGGGTACAGGCGTTCAATACCAGGTTAAACTGGGGAAGCACCTCTATAGATACAGGTAGGTTAAAACCAGGAGAAGTAATCTGGAGCAGGCCACAATTGGTCCCAAGATCCTCTGCATAGAGACTTGTGTCAAATACCCGTAAAACATTGATGTTATTGGTATCAGGTATTTCTAAACTTAGTAGATGTTTATTGGCCATGTATCTAAACTTGAGGAAGTTAGCAATATGAAAGTGTAGAGGTTCTCAATAATAATATACCCATTTTTCAGGACTTCTCCAAAAACAAAAAAGGGAGGTGTACAAAATGTACACACTCCCCGTTTTTATAGGATATACTGATTGCTTAGTAAGATTCCAAAGCAATGGTGCTTGCACCCTGGGCAGCGTTTGCAGCAGCTACAAAATAGTTTGTAATAGCTGATGTTGCAGTGCCTTTAACTACGTTGAAAACGAGCAGATACTGGTCGTTGTCAAATGTACCAGAAGGATTGTTCCAACGTGGTACGTTGTGCAGAACCAATACCTTGTCATAAAGACCGCTACGAGATACTTGAGCCAAAGCTGGATCAGCTTCGATCTCTCTCATCCTCAAGCTGTCTACACGGCTGGAGTCAGGGTAAGCGTTCTGGAGGTAACGACCATCCAAAATAAGCTCACGAAGCAAGGTCTCACCCAAGCCAGAAGCTTGTACAGGAGCTTGCATCTCAACACCATGGCTGGACAAATAAGGGTTAGTAGCAGAGTTTGCAGCTGTATTGGCATCAAAAGATGCAGCAATACAAGGCTCACCGCTCTCGTCTACAACAGCAGCATAAGCAACCAAAGGCTCAAGCTCATACTTATCTGTAGGAGTGAACGTACAGTTAGCAAAGCTGGTCTCTACAAATCCAAGGGTAAACTCAATGTGAGGCTTGCCGTTAGCATAAGTAAAGCTGGCAGCGTTAGCAGCAGCAGCGTAAACAACAGCACCGTTTCCAGAAGCAGCAACAGATGCATCAGACACTACAGCAGTTCCTGGGATAAACACTGAACCAGTAACAGCCTCAGAGTAGAGGTCGTTAAAGAAGCTTACAGATACAGTACCGCCAATAGTTGGAGCTACGGCTTGAACTGGGTAAGTTACAGTGGCTGTGTTAGAAACGATGTTAGTGATAAATGCGTTAGCAGGGATGCCAGTACCGGTTACTTTCTGACCAATTGCTGCATAAGCAGGGATAGAAGCCCATGTGATGGCAACGCTGGAAGTAGTGATAGATGCTACAGAAGCAGCAGCTGAAGCAGCACCGGCAGCAACGTATACACGTGCCTTAATCATTTGATCAAAGAAAGGATAGCTGTTGATCTGATCTTTCCAAGCAAGAAGAGCCATAACTGGATCTTTCTTCAAAGAAGGAGTAGTCGCGTCAGCACAACCAGCCCAATAGTCAAGGGTCCTGTACATCTGGTGGTTCAAAAACCTGAGGGCAGGAGAACCTTTGATGTCCAAACGGAGCCTGTACGTTTCGTCAGCAGTAAGACCTGTACCGTTGGCAGTAACTTTTACTACCTGGTTAACAGCAGACTTACCAGCTACACTGATAACGCGGCTGATGTACTTAGGGTTTACAAGCTTAGACTTGATAGACTCTTTGTAACCACCGTGGGTACCAATCTTGTCATTGGTAAAATAAGAACCTTGGATGACATAAAAAGGACTTACACTGGCAGCAACTGTTGCCAAAGTAGAGTTGGTAGCACTGGTTGGAGCGTACATACCGATCTGTCCTGCAGAGAGGGCAGAGGTAGCTACACCTGAAGCCAATGTACCAGAGGAAACCAAGAAGGACTTCCTAAAGGAATGTGGAAAATACATGGTGTTTCGATTAAGGGGTTATAAAAAATAAAAAAAAGTAGTTATTGTAAGAACATGAGCTTGTACTTGGTAGAAGCAATCAGGCTCTTCATTTCGTCCAGCTGGTTTACGATCTCAGAGAACGGCATCATTTTCTGCAGCTCGTTGATCTCGTTGTACAACTCTTTTAAATGGGCCAGGGCTTCTGGTACAGATCCGCACTTATACGGTGCAGGTGCAGGAATATCCAGGATCTTTTCACGAGCTCCCTGGTATTGTTCGGCCACTGCATCTACAAGTCCTGGCATACCGTCATAAAAACCACCAAGGGCTTGATGAGCGGCATATGATCCTGGTCCTGTTACCTTTAAGTGAAGCTGATGGATGCTTGTGACCAGGCCTTGGGCATGGGACAGCATTTCTCCAGTTTCTTTACATGGTCCCATAGGGGAAGGTCTTGGTATTTTAGTTAGTGCCATTAGCTGTTACGTTGTGGGTTTTGAAGCTCTCTTTGATATTGGTTCATGCTTTCTATGTCTCCGGCAAGGATTGCAGCAGCTTCATCTACCATGATCTCGGCTATGTCATCTTTAAACTCACAGATCACATTGGCAGTGATGGCTTGCCCATTACTGGGATCCACGCAACCTGCAAACTTTACATCCTGTGGCCTGCGGTAGTATACCAGGTTGACATCGGTAACGGTAAATTCACCGTTCGTGTACACCCTGAGTTTATCTCCCACCAGTGTGCTGAGTGTTTCAGCCCATTCAAAGCTGGGACCTTTGGTATCTGATGTAAGCAAAAGACCCATGTTGGCTTCTTCCACTTCATATACGGTCATCCTGCGTTTATCCGGGCAGCACTCTGAGTTGGCTAAGACGTCTATTCTTACATAGTAGAGATAGTCACTGGGAAGGGCAGATTCTACGTAGATCTTTTTGTCTGTTGGTACTAACACCTTATCAGTCATAATGATCCGTAGGTCATCTATCAACCCGGTAGATTGTTCTGTGCCCTCTTTACGGGTGTTGATGCCGTAGACTTGTCTGCGGATCCACTCCAACTGAGCCTTGTTGAACGCTTCCTGGATCTGCCAACATTCAAAGTTGTCATAGTCCAGTGACGCCAGCTTGTTCAGCCGCTGCTTGATCTTTATTTGTAAGAGAGCGTTTGTCATATGTTATTACTGGTTCCAATATTTTTCTACCGATTTCTGTAGGTCAATCAGGATTTCTTCATTCAAAGGATTCTTCAGAAACTCAGCAGCATCCGTTGGTGTTCGTCCCATCATGGTACCAGTCCTCATATGATAGATAAAACCATCTGCTTTAGGTGATATGAACTTGAAGTAGCCTGCATCTTTGATGATGGAGCGGATCTTCAGGGTTTCCATATCCAGGTTGGCCATATCCAGGAAACGCTGTCCTGTTTTACGTTTATCTTTTTCTACCAATTCACCGTTGATGAACTTATCCATGTTGTCATAGATCACATCATTAGGTGTAGACTTCTTGTACTGTGCACTGTTGGGATCCAGAACCTTGGCGACATACATCAGCTTGTTCTGATTCTTGTCAAACAACTTCTGCAGTTCAGCCAGGGCCTTGTTGCGAAGCTTCTTGACTTCTGTTTGGATGGATGCTGTTTCTTCCAGCTTATCCAAATAGAACTTCGGAGGTGTAGGCATCCGTCTTGCTTCTTCTAAGGATTTAGCTACGATGGAAAACCCTGTGGCTTCTATAGCATAGAGTCTGATCAGATCATATGGGTCTTTATCTGGTTCCAGGTAAAGTGGTTCATTGCCACACCTGATCTTGATCTTATCCCAAAACTCATTGTTGTCAGGTCTGAGCAGTTTTACCTTGTTCCAGAACTGATCATCTTTAGGATCAATCACGTTGGCAGCAAGCTGTTTTTCAAGTTCTGCTACCACTGCACGGATCTGGAGGATCTTGGCTTCCTGGTCTTCTATCGGCAGGGCTTTTACTTCCGGTGCAAACTCGTTCAGACCTGTGAGGTATCTTTTAATACCGTTGATCTCAAGACATGCAATGGGTTCTTCGTGAAAGGCTCCGTCAAAAAGACTTAATCCGTACCGTTGGAGTCCCATGTTATCTACCATAGGATCAAAGAATGGTCTGATGGCAATAGAACTCCTCTTGTTTTGTGGGTACTTCTCCACAATAGTGACTGTGCTCATGTGTTGTTGGTTTTTATATGGGTGGTCTGAATGACCGATTAATCTATTAGCTTGGAGATGCCACTTTGCTCAAGTGTATCTTCCTGGTTTCTTGCTGCCCTGTGAGCTGCTCTTTCAAGCTCTCCTTCAGTGAACAAGAATTGTGTAGCCTTATCATCAACGTCTTTGATGATCACTGCGAAGTAGAAGACGTTCTCGTTGGAGAACTTCTTTCTTTCCTTATTGAGGACCTTGTGGATCCTTCCGATACGGGTCTTCTTAGCCATTACTTAGAAGTTTAGAACCTGTTGGAGTGGTAAGCTCCCAAGGGTACGTTCCCAACAGGCGTTCTAAGGATTACTATCCTTAGAGAGGAAAATGACTCAGACTGGGACAGGTGTTATCCAGTTAGACTGGTGGCCGTTTACTGCTCTGAGTACTGTTACTGTATAAAGGCAGGAGGAGTTACGGCTCCTCCCGCTTTATGTTATTTAGAATGATCCACCAGTTACAGGGTTTCTCATAACGATCTTCAATACTTTAGTAGGATCTTTAACCCATACTGCAGGCATTGTTTGTGTCATGAATACTCTGTAGCCATTGAAGTTGCCAGAAGACTGGAAACCTTGAGTACGTCCCATGTAATCCATGGTACCGTTCTGATAGAACCATTTCAATTGATTATCCCAAGACAGCTTCAACAAGTAGATGTTGTCGTTAGTGTTCTCAGTGACATCAAAAATGATGAAGTTGTAAGAAGACAATGGGAAACCGTCAATGATTGGGTTCTCAATGTCATTGGTGTGTACGTTGTCAAACGCTGGGTTCAACACAAACTTTACGTTAGCCAGGAATGGGATAACATATTGAGTGTATGCAAAACCAAAGTTGAGGTCCATACCTTTACCAGTGATGGCTCCGACTTCAGAAGCGTTGATAACAAGTCCGCTGTTGATAGCTTCCTTCTTAATTGCTTCATTCACCAGACGCATACCACCCATACCGGTTTGTACGATCAACTGACGCTTAGGATCTGGTCCCTGGAACTCAACCTTACCATTGAAGAAGTTGAAGATCTCAGATTTGAACAGATCAAGATTGAAAGATGCTTTGTTGTAAATACGCTTGAAAGAGTTATCAAGCTGCTTCCAAAGACCCACAGAAAGGCGGATATCATCTGGACCATCTTGCTTAACCTTTCCACCCTGTCCCCACATGAGGTAGGTTTCAATGTCATTGGCAATCTTAGTCAGGTGAGCTGCTTCCAAAGTGGTCAAGAACGTACGAGACAATTGACCAGACTGGTAAGCTTTCTTTACGTAGTCTTTACCCATCTTTTCGGCCATGCCTTCCAGAGAGTTTACAGCAGGATCAACGCTCTTGTCAAAGTTTCTCCACATCTCAATTACAGGAACAGTACCATCGGCTTTCATTCCACCTTTCAACATGAGGTCAGCACGTGAGCTGATGCTGTAGTGAACGTGAGCTTCAGCACCTCCAACGTAGTTGTAGAATTCGCGGAAACCTGCAGAAACGTTACCAAGATCAGAGAATTTCTCTCCGTATTCCCCACGGGCAGAACCCTTACGGAACATCTTGGTACCTTGGCGAACGTATTTGTTCTCAAGGAATTTAGTAGAGTCGTTGTTAACGAGCTGTACAGTGTAGATGAAACCGTCACCAGCAGGGATGATGTCATCCGCAGTGATGTAAAGTTCCACACCATTGTACTTGTCATAAGTGATGATATCACCATGACCAAAAGAACGCTTGTTTACCTTGATCTTGAATGACTGACCGTCAACACCTTTTGTAGCGTTGGCAGACTCAATGTCTTCAACGATGTAAGGCAGATCTTGGGCAACAGGCACTTGCCATTTGTACTCACCACGGCTGTTATCTACGGAGATAACATTCTTTCCGCCAAAAGAAGACATTTGGTAAAGAGGCATTTCTACCTTTTGTGCCATTGCCCATAGGTCAACTGGTCCCAGGTCTGTGGGTTCAGCTGATTTCAGCAGGTTAGAGAGGTGGTAAGAATCTACGTGTGAGCTAGTTTGATAGCTTGTATCCCGTAGAAAGATACCATTGTTAAGAACTGGAGTTGCCATAGGGCATCGGATTTAAGGGGTTATTAAAATGAATAAGTTATCTCTTGAATATGTTGGCCGGTCTGGTAAGCTTACGCGACCTGGTCTCTTCTTCTTCCTGGAATGTGTTGGTGGTTTTACGGGACTGCTCAGTTTTAAGCTGGCGTACCGTTTGTTCTACTGCCGCATTCTTGCCGGCTTTTGTAAGTTGTGAGCGGTATGTGTCCGGATCACTGAGCAACCAGAGAGCTTCAGCAATAAGTGAGTAGTTGGGTTCAACAAACTGGTATTTCTCTAACAGGTGTCCAAGCAAGTTGGTAGGTCTTCCACTGATAGATGGATACTGAGGCTGTGTAAGACCGCTGTAAAGTTGAGCCTGGGTTTTCTTGTCCAGTTTCAGACCATTGATCTCAGCAGGACGAAGGGCTTCAAATACATTTTGCATGTATGCCTGGGCAGCTTGTTCCTGTTGTTGCTTACGGCCTTCCTGTTCTGCCAGTTGAGATTGAACAATCTCTTCCTGCATCATGTCAAGCTTTGGCTTAAACTGCTTGGCTTTCTTTTCCAGTACACCAAGGTCTTTCCAGGTGGTCAGCTCTTCTTCAATCTCTTCCGTAGTACCAAACTGTGTAGCTTGTAAATACTGGCGGATGATGCTTTCCTGGTCTCCTTCTTGTGTTGGGTCCATTTCCCTCACTTGCTCTACCTGAGCCAGTGCCTGGAAGAGTCCTTTTAGATCCTGGCCACCATCAGCTACATATTTAGCAGCATACTGCAGTTCATCAGGAAGGGATTCAAAAAACTCTTGCGGAGTCTTGGCAGCTACCTCCTGTTTCATGTTATCTACATTGGCTTGCCAGAGCTCATCTATATCTTTTTCTCCAAGGGTACCGAGGTAATCCTCCAGAGATTGTTTACTTTCATCAAAGTCATCAAAGGCAAACATTTCCTTTGACTCAATACGCTTCTTTAGAAACTCCACCAGTCCGGACTTTTCTGTTTTAGGTCGTCCACCTTTAGACTTCTTGTCGTCAGTCTGGTCTTCATTCTCCAGGTCGTTAACAAGCTCATCCATTGTTTCACGGGAAACGGGCCCTTTAGAGTCTTCATTAGGCTTAGCAGGATCTGCATCTTCTTTATCATCATCGTCGTCTAAAAAAGAAAGATCAGGAGCCTTGGACGAAAAGATGTTGGGCTTGGTCTCAGCAGGTTTATCCGGAGTGACGATGCTATCTGCACCGGGGGCTCCTAACCAGCTGTCAATATCAAGGTCTACTTGTTGTACAGATGTCTGTACGGAGGTTGAGGTTTCCATAGGTTATGTTGGGTTTTTTTATGATGGAGTTCTACAATAAGAATATACAACTTTAAACCTTAAGAATTTACGTTGTGTAGAACTTGGAGAGCTGAATAGTGGATAATAGAGCTATAACTAAGGAGTCTTACTTGGATTTCTTAGAAGAATTTGGTACGTCATACTTGTTTTTGTTCTCCTGGGCTACCTGCAGCTGTTTTTCAGCAATCTCCCTTTGGGTTTGGAGCTTTTCCCTATCTATCTGGATCTTTTGGGTACCTATCTCTTTCTTAGTAAGTTCACTTTCCCTTTTCAGGTTCATCTGGTCCTGGTAGCGTTGCTCGTCACGGATCTTTTCCAGGGCATCCATGTAGTCTGACTGCTGATTTTGGTTGATGTCAACCGCAGAGCCGTAGCCTGCAGCCCGGATCTCAGCCACGGTGATGTCCTTTTGGATCATCTTGTCGTCACGATCTCCCTGGGCTTGTATCTCCATAGCCCTTTGTTTTTCCTGGGCAGCAATCATTTCCTGCTGCATTTGCTGTTGTTGCTGCATCTCAGCTTCTTTCTGGGCCATGGTCTTTTGCTCTGCCTGTTTCAGTACACTGGTAAGCTCGGCTATAGACTCACTCTTGATAATGTTACCCAGATCATAAATAGAAGCACCTGCTGTATTGTTAGACAGGGCCAGCTGCTTAAGCTGTTCCATCACTGACCTTGAATTGGTCTTGGTGGTGCAGAATATATTGAGGTCACGCAGCAATAGATCAGTACCGTTCATTTGGAAGTTTACCTTCTCATGGCCTGTAGTGATATACTGAAGGCGTACTGAAGGTTTTCTGGAGTGGTAATACTGGGCCAGGTCGGTACGCATCTGGTGCACCCGTGGCATCAGGTTGTCAGAGTGCTGAATAAAGTATTGCTCAGTCTGGGCGTACGAAGCATTCATGGCTTGCTGTACACCAGTAGCTGTTTCCTGAGCAATCATCTGACCCATGCGTTGCGGGTTCAGACCAATCACCTCAAATGCCTGGTTCTTAAAATACGTAGCCAGCTGAATGCGTGAAAGCAAACGATTGGTCTGCTCCAGATTCAGTACCTGGTAGTGCTGAAAGCTCAAGGCATTTTCAGTGTTGGTGATCGTGGTATCCAGTGGCAGCATCTGGAAGTTCTTCATAGCCACATAGGCATTGGCCAGGTTATTTTTACCCCAGTCTTCTCCCATGGAGTGACGTGGTAAAGCGTTCTGGTCCAGCAGAATCACTGTACCCAGTTCATCCACCAGGATGTCAGCGATCTGATTGTTCACGATGTTGTAGCCTATCTGGTATGGCTTCATCAGGTCAACCAGTGAAATACTGCGGGTGTTTCTGTCACCGAATACAGCACCTTCCACCGGAAGCTTGCAACCATAGAGTGTTGAATCTCCTTTAAACTGGAATGGGATACGTCCGGGTTTTCCACCGTTGAGGCCCAAATAGATGGGATTGATACCACCCGGGTTGTTCTGGCCCCAGAATGCAGGACGGTTAGGTCCAATCTTAATACCACCCCAGGTCTCGTTGATCCAGATCCAGTCAATATGTTCTCCAAAGACTAAGTTTTCTTTGGACTTTTGTTTATAAACAACCGTATTGTACATAGGCTTATCGGTCACCTTGTACTCTTCGGATATAATGTCTTGAATGATTTCACCTTCTTCTGTAATCTTGGTCAGGTGACCCACTTTACGCTGACTTTTCCAGTAGATCTGGGATACACGAAGCAGGTTGGTTTTACCAAAGTCTACGGTGTCCTCAGAATCACCCAGGATCCATTCTACAATGTCACCCGTACCAAACTTGGTATCATACAAACTTGTAAACTGACGATATGCCAAAGAAGGCATTTCTGTATTCCACTCGTGTGAGCGGGTAGCGTCATAGTAGGATCCGTCATTTTGGTATCCTTGTACAGCGTAACCGGCAGAACGTACAGGATAGATGGCTTCTAACGCCTCTAACTGTTCCTGGTTCATCATCCAGCCAAACTTGTCAATCACGTCAGAGACACTCAGCAGGTCAATTTTACCTACCCAGTTACCCTGGGAAATATACCTGGAATCAGGACTTTTAGAATAAAAAGTAAGTAGCGGGTTCCACAGCTCCAGCTCATAATCGTCTTCTCCCATCTGGAAATGCCAGAACTCACGGTCTGCAATCAGCATGTCCCTGAAGGCACGCTCTTCCAGTTCCTGCATCTTAAAGCGTTCCTCATCTACCAGCATTTGGTGAGAGGCCCACTGCTCAATCATGGACCGATAGTTGGTCCTGAAGAAAGCTTCTATTTCAGGCAGTTTTTTTAAAGCATCAGGAGCCGTGGCTTGTTGAGCTTCTTCACTGTCCATTTCCACACCCATGGTTACCATCTGGTTCTGGATCTTAACCTGGGCTTCCTGTAAAAGCACGTCTTCGATCATCTGGCGTTTTTCCTCCAGCATTTCATTGTAGGAAATATCGTCTACCGCTTTAAACATGATCCGGCTGGAACGCTTGGAAAACTCGTTACACAGTACATTTACGACATTGGGAATAATGGGATAGAACTTCAGTTCCAGGGCTGACTGATCTTCTTTAGTCAAAGTGTCAATCAGATCTGCCATCTCGTTGTTCTCTTCTACGATGTAGTCAGCCTTATCAATAATACCCTTGGCCAGTTTGTAGTTCTTCATCAACCTGCGGGCGTTGCGACGCAGTTGTTTCATGCCCTGGAATTCGAGCCAGTCCAGGTTCCAGGCACGCCACTCATCATCCTTATCCTTTCCAGGCAGGAATTGAATGGGTTGCGTGAGAGTACCCATCTTGTTGTACTCCACTTTTTTCCCGGCTTTTAAGTCAAGGGCATTATATATCTGCATGATCTTTAGTTATTTAGGTCAGCAGTTGGTGTGCTGGGGGTATTTAGAAAAGCGGTGGTAGTTGTAGAACCTAGATTAGAAGTAGAAAGTGTAATTGTTCCAGAGCCTGTCCCGGAGGCCATGAAGGGAAAAGTGCCATGGTAAGGTGCAATCCAGGTTGATCCAGGGGTAATGCCGGGATTGACGACTGTAGGCGTTGATTCTATAACCTCTTCTTCCTGTAACAAAAGCAGGGCTTCTTCCAGGGTGAGGGAACTTTCTTTGACCAGGCGGCTGAGGATAGTCACCTTTTGGGTGTGCAGGGTAGGAGTTTCCATAGTTATCTAAGGTTTTTAAAGGGATTTCTGGGGGCTTGCATACCTGTAGAACTACCTTTAGAGGACCCCATGTGTCTGAAAGGTCCCCAATTTAATTTACTAAATTTCCGGGAGTTATCCAACTTTTTATCTGTAAACTCTACACGTTTAGCATAACCTCTATTAGATTGTTGGACCTTGGCAAAGGCTATCAGGGCACAAAAAGCCACCAACCTATCCACGTTAAGTCCGTCCTGGTAGGCCTGCATTTCTTTCAGGAGCATCGGATCGGGTATCCGTTCTACACCATAGGTTGTGTGTACGATCTCTCCATCTGCCTTAGTCTCATGGTCCAGCTCTTCCTGGGTAAACTGGATGCCGTAGCTCAGGATGTTTCCTTTAAATAGTGTACCCACGTTCTTCCAGCCATATTCCTGGAAAACGTTTCTGTTGGCACCAATGTCTTTTAGAAACAGGATCATGTCTTTGGGTACCAGGTAACGCTGACGCTTACGGGAAATCATGTATTGTATGAACAGAGCTACGTTGTTTTCCACGATGGTCCAGGCATTGTACCATTCTATGAGCAGTTCTAGACGCTCATGCGTTTTGTTAATGTCGTCAAAACGGCCACACCATGATGCTACGATCTTATCCTGTTCTATGGTGTTCTCCACTTTGCCGTCCCCGTAGTCTTTGATGACTTCCACCGGGTTCTTGTAGATATAAATGGCACAAAGTGAATCAGACGTGGTAGTCTTTCCTTCTCCTACAGGATCCACCGAGCCGTAGTACATCCCAAACGTGGCATCCTTAGCAGGGCGTTCATATACACAGATTACCCCTTCCTTGTCTTCTGTTTTCTTGGAGATGGGAAACTCCATGATCGGGATCTTACGACTAGGTTTATCTACGATCTTTCCTTCAGCATTTCTACTTAGTTCTAAGTATTCTACCGGATATTGCTTGTCTGATATCCGCTGCATTTGTTTAGCCACAAGATGAGGAGGGAAGACACTCACCTTCCTGGTGGCAAAGGCTTCTTCTATGTTACGGGGCTGCTGGGAAACAGATAGCTGGTAGGCGTCTGGAGCCAGGTCCCTTTTCATTTTAGCAAACTCTATGTCCAGGGCTTCAAGAGCTTCCTTCACTTTAGAATTACCCCACTCGTCAATGTAGGGCGGCATGCTCCACTGCTCTGGTATAAACAGACCCGTGATACCAATAGTCCCGTCTTTGTCCACGAGGTTACTTTCTACACCATAAAACCCGTTTTCTTCCGGGTGCATGACGTATTCTTTCATGGGTTCACACTGATCCAGGTCACCCACGGATCCTGCGGCTATGAACTGGCCGGTGATAATATGACCTGATTTCAGGGCAGGCTTAATGAACCCATACGTGTCGTTCATTTTGGGGGCTATTCCTGCCTCTTCATGGAAAAAGTAAGTAACAGGTCCACCGACACCATTAGTAGGGTCCTTTTCAAAGGAATACCCCGCTATG